ACCAGCTGAACTTCTAGATTTTCTGGAAGATGAACTACTACTTGGTCAAGAATACTTTGGAGGCTTTCAGAACAAAAGAGCGGCGGCAAAGTTCTCTAATACTTTTTATAGAACTAAAGGTACTAAATTTTCTATTGAACAATTCTTCAATGCATTCTTTGGTATTGATGTTGATGTACAATATCCTAAATCACAAAGATTCATTGTTGGGGAAAGTGAAATTGGCTTTGAATCTCAGAGATTTCTTACAAATGCAGAACTATATCAAGTCTTTTCTGTACTAATTAAATCTGAATTACCACTATCAGACTGGAACGACGTTTATAAATTATTTGTACATCCTGCTGGTATGTACCTTGGTGCTCAGATACAAGTCGTATCAGTTGCAGATGCTACCCCAGGTACAGATTCAGCAACACCTCTCGATGTTACCTATGTTGCACAGGGTGAGGCAGCAACCACACTCAGTGCAATTGCAGATACTACCGCTATCATAACTGTTGATTCTGATCTTAGCAGACTTAGAGTCGATAACAATACCGTTGGTCAAGAACCAAGAACATATGCAGATCTGTACAGTATGGGTCAGCTTGATAGTGCATACGACAACGTATCTGAATTCCTTGACACTAACTCGTTTAGAATGGATGAAGGTGTTGGTGATCCAGGCATTATGAGAATGGATAATACCATCGAGCAAATGGACGAAGTAAATTACAAGTATTATGATAGTTCCGCTTAAAATTTATATAAATAAAGTTAACAGTTTATTTGGATTAGCAGATGACAAGACAACACATTAACATCGGTACAACTGCAAATGATGGCACTGGCGATACTCTAAGAGCTGCTGGTGATAAAATCAATGACAACTTTGTGGATCTGTACAAAATACTTGGTGGTGATTCTGACTATCCTATGTCAGGTATTTCATTCGACAGCACAGGTATTATCTTTGAAGGCACAACAGTCGATGCTTATCAAACATATTTAAGAGCGAGTAATCCAACAGCAGGTGACGTACTTATTACAATGCCTGATTCTAGTGGTATTATGATCGTTGATTCTGCTGAACAAGATTTATATAATAAGCACCTTTATACTACAAAGATTGATGGTGAATTAAGACTTCATGGTGTATCAGGCACAGGATATTATTTTGTTAATTATCTTGGCCAAGTCGATTCTGGCACGGATCTAAATGTTAACTTTCCAGCATTAGCAGATAGTGCTACATTAGTATTTGATAACCATACACAGACACTTACAAACAAAACTTTAACATCACCAGTAATAGATAATGCAATTGTTCACGGATCAGTTCAAGATTCTGCTGGTTTGGAATTAATTACATTTACTAGCACTGGTTCAGCAGTAAACGAATTAAGAGTCACAAACTCTGCTAGTGGATCGGGGCCAATCATTACTGTTTCTGGTGATGATGCAAATATTGATATGCAGTTAACAACAAAGGGAACTGGCACAGTACTATTCAATGATCCACAGAGACTTGGTAGCGAGACTCTTACGTCATCTACAGCAATCAGTGTTACGGTACCACTTACAATGATTAATTCTGGTGCAGGCACATCGATGACTATGGGTGACGGTAACGGAATTGGACAAGTTAAAACGATCCTAAATATAGGTGCAGGATCATCAACTGTCACACCAACTAATTTAGGTAATGGATCCACATTTACTTTGCATCAGTATGCTTCGGTGGATGCTATCTGGCAAGGAGCTAATTGGTATTTGATGGGACTTGATTCAGCAGCGGGTCTTGGAAATAGAGTGATAGTGGCATAAGAGGAAAAAATGGCAGCAGTACTTAATCAACCAACCAAATTCTTACTGGCTCAGAGACTTCTGACAGAGGATTCTGATACTAATCTATATGTTGCTATTGGACGCAGTAATGACTGGGACAGCTCAGACACTGCACCAACACCAATTTCTACTGAAAGAGAAGAAAGAAATCTTCGTCTTGCTATGCAGTCCATGAAACAAGTTACTGCATCTTCACTCGTTGTACCACGTCATGCTTGGTCTTCTGGTACAATTTATAGCAGATATAATGATAACCAAGAAGGTAACGAACCGACTCAGCCATACTATGTTATGACTGACGAAAACCAAGTTTACGTATGTATTCAACAAGGCAGAACAAATGCAGGTGTTGCTAAAACATCTACTGTTAAACCAACAGGAACATCAACTGAACCATTCCTTACTGCTGATGGTTACATCTGGAAGTTCCTTTATACAGTTGGTTCACTCGATGCTACGAACTTCCTTGCAGCTAACTTCCAACCGATTGAATTCATTACAGATTCAGCAGGTGCACCAGGACTTACAGCATCACAGGTAGAACAGGTAGGTATTCAAGCGGCAGCAGATTCATCCCATGAGATCGTCGGTGCTCTTATGCTGAACAATGGTTCAGGATACTCATCAACACCAACAGTTACTATCGTAGGTGACGGATCTGGTGCAAAACTACAGGCAACAGTAAATGGTGGTCAGGTAACAAAACTAGAACTCATTGATTCCTCTGGTACGATCACAATGGGTAAAGGTTATAACTACGCAGAGATTCAAATCGCGGCACCAGTAAGTGGTACACAGGCAACAGCACGTGCTATTCTTGGTTCTAAATCTTCTACAGGGTTTGGCTTCGGTGCTGATCCACGTATTGATCTAAGAGCAAGAGCGGTTATGTACAACACCAAACCAAATGGTGCTGAAGGTGGTGACTTCCTTATTGATCAGGACTTTAGACAGATTGGTCTTATACAGAACCCAACACAATTCGATTCTAACTCACCTGGTAACCTGTTTACACAGGCAACAGCAAACGCACTTTACAGAATGCAGTTCTCTTCTATCGCTACTGCGTTCACGGTAGATAATACTATTCAAGGTGGTACAACTGGTGCAAAAGCATACGTTGATAAAGTAGATTCTGACCTGCTTTATTATCACCAAGATGAATCTACTGGATTCACCCAGTTTGATTCGGCAGAAAGTGTAACAGAAATATCTGGCTCAGGATCAGGTGTTATCCAGCATCCTAAGTTGGTACCAGAAGTTGATCCATTCTCCGGCGATCTTCTTTATATTGATAACAGAGCGGCAATTACAAGAACATCTGGTCAGGAAGATGATCTAAAAATTATTATTCAGATTTAACGGTGTAGGAAATGCCAAATACATTTAATTCAAATACCTTTGCATCAACTTATAAAGATGATTTTCTTGATAGTGATAACTTTCACCGAATCCTGTTTAACAGCGGTAAGGCACTTCAAGCACGTGAACTTACTCAGATGCAAACCATTATCCAAGAGGAGATGGGGCGGCTTGGGCGTTTCTTCTTTAAGGAAGGTGCAGCTGTAGAACCTGGTGGTTTTGGTGTATCTAATCCTGAATTTATTAAACTCAATACTTCAGTTAACACGCTTCCTGCTAATCCAAACGATCTGGTAGGTGTTGAGCTTACATCTGACGGCGGTATCAAAGTTGAGGTACAAGAGGTATTGACTGCGACAGCAAGTGATCCTGCAACGCTCTTTGTAAAATACACTGACACCTCTTCTGGTACAGCAGGAGCTACTACGATTCGTGTAGCACAAGGTGAAGATCTCAGCGGTGGAGGTTATACCCTTACTATTGGTTCAACTGGTACTGGCCAGACAGCACCTATTGTTGGTCGTGGTTCTAAGTTCCACAATGCTGAAGGTGTGTTCTTTGCTAAAGACCACTTTGTATACGCACCACCACAATCAATTACCGTTGCAAAATATTCTCAAACACCTGATGCTGATCTAGGCTTTCTGGTAACAGAAGATATTGTTACAGTAGATGATGATGATGGTCTTTATGATAACCAAGGTGCCACACCTAACCGTTCATCGCCAGGTGCTGACAGATATAGAATCAGACTTACCCTTATTAATATGGCTGATGTAGATTCTGATCAGAATTCTATTGAAATCGCAAACATGCGTAATGGTTTGATTGAAGCACAGATTGAGGCAGAAGATGATCTAGCAGTAATTGGTGATATTCTTGCTACAAGAACAAAGGAAGAATCTGGTAACTATATTGCTAAACCATTCCAGCTTTCTTTTGATACGGATTCGGCTGATACGTCAATATTAAACTTTAACGTTACTCCAGGCCTAGCATATGTAAATGGTTATCGTGCAGAAACAGAGCTTTTCACAGAAGTTCCGGTATTAAAACCAAGAACTACAGTAACAGAGAACAACGAGGTTTCAGCAGCTAACTTCGGTAACTATGTTCTTGCACTTGGTGAAGATAGTGCTGGTGGCAGAAACAGTTACGGACTTCCGAATATCAGTCAATTTGAACAGTTTAACCTAAGAAACCAAGTACATTATGGTGGTAGTACAATTGGTACTGCACGTATCAAAGCTATTGAAGAAGATACTGGTGGTAACTATCGTCTTTATCTCTTTGATGTTCAGATGAATGCCGGTCAGGCATTCCGTCGAATCCGTTCGCTTGGCACATCTGGTACAAATTACTTCAACGTTGATACAACTGGTGGTGTAAAGAGATTCGATACAACTGTAGATCTTGATAATCTTATCTTCGATCTTCCAGTTACACGACCAAGAGCGCTGACAGATATCAGTCTTACTGTACAGAGATTCGGTTCATTTACAGCAACTGGTTCAGTAGCAACCCTTACGCTAACAGCTGCAGATGAAACATTTGCGAATACAACAGACTGGATCGTCGCGGACTCAGCAATTAATACAGGTCTTGCTATCGCAGGTGCTGGTACACAATCAGCTACTATTACTGGTGTAGCACCAGGAGCAACAGTCGATGTTGCTTACTACGTTAACAAGTCTAATGCTACAGTCAGAACAAAAACACTGAACACTGCCGTAACTGAAACAATCACACCAGGTAGTGATGAAATAGTTCAATTTTCAAATGTTGATATCTTTAAGGTAAACAGTATTGAAGATAGTAGCGGTAACGATATTTCTGATCGGTATATTATTGATAATGGTCAGAGAGATGATTATTACGCACGTGGTAGATTAAGGCTTCGCGGGGGAGCGCAGGCACGAGGAAGTAGAGCAGTTTCAGTAGATTACGATCACTTTAGTCACGGTGCGGCTGGTTCCTTCTTTGCGGTAAACTCTTATACTGGTCAGGTTAACTACGAAGATATTCCAAGTTATACCTATAGAGATGGGACAACAGTTAATCTTAGAGACGTTCTTGATTTCCGTTCTTCTGTTAATTCATCTGGTACATTTGGATCAGGTGCACGTATCAACGAGATCCCACAGAACACCGATCTAATTACAACTGACGTAGAGTACTACCTTCCAAAGAATGCTATTCTCGTAATTGATACAGATGGCGTACTATCAGTTAGAGAGGGTCAACCAAATCTTCAGCCACAATTCCCAAGTATCTCACCAGATGAACTTGAACTTTTCAGAGTTCAGATGAATCCTTATACTGTTAATGACAGTGACTTGGTATCAACACGTATTGATGCTAAGAGATACACAATGGCAGATATCGGTCGTCTTGAAAAAAGAATTGACAATTTAGAAGAACTTACATCACTCTCACTTCTTGAGCTTGATACACAGGCATTCAGTGTACTTGATTCGGCAGATAATACTCGATTCAAATCTGGTATCTTCGTAGATAACTTTGCAGATCACCAGAGATCACTGACAACAGGTATTGATTATAGAGCAGCTATCGATCCTCAAGGTAAGGTTATGAAACCAAGAGCGATTGAGAAAAACGTTCCTCTTGCTTATGATTCATCACAGTCATCTAACGTTATTCTAAAAGGTGATAATGTATATCTGAATTATACCCACGTAAGTTATATTAATCAACCGTTGGCATCTAGCGCAATTAATGTTAATCCATTCGCAGTTGTTCAAGGTAAAGGTAAAATTAAGCTATCACCAGCATCTGATACATGGAAAGAAATAAGATACAATCCAGATAGAACAGTAAGTGGTGGGACAAAAATTAGACAATCTGATCGTCTTCTTGCTAACCAACAGATTTGGAACTGGGCAGGAACTAGTATAAATGATATCAACGTTAACGGTGTGGTTGTAGGTCAAACACTTGCTCAACAAACTAATAATACTGGTGACACCCAAACAACAGGTAGTATCTCGGTCGCTAGTATAGAAACCACGCGTGAGCTTATTAGTGATAGAGTAGTTTCAAGAGTCTCTATTCCGTTTATGAGAAGTATAAAGGTATTCTTTAAAGCACAGGGTCTAAGACCAAATACA